GTGTATCTTGTGGATTCAAGAATTCGTATGAGGTGGCGAAGCCGAAGTTTTGTGCAAACTGCGGTACGCCTATCTCTGGTGGAGTTAGGCCGAAAGAGTTGGCTCAAGAAGAAGTTAAGGATGAACCTGAAGTTTCTAGTTTGGCGAGTTTAGATTTAAGGAAGTTGCGTCGAGATATTGTCGCTGAAGCTAATACACAAAAGACAACACTAACTGATTTATGGAAATCTGCTTCTGAATCTGATGCGGTTCAAGAAGAGTATAAGAGAAACGCTCCTAATCTTCCAGAAGGTGACGCTTTATTGAAACAAACTCAAGCTGACTGTGCCTCTTCTAGGCCAACAGAAATAGATGGATAAGGAATATGAAGACCTTATTCCAGAGATAGAGCAAGTACTCGCTAAATATAGAGCTAAATGGCAACTAAATGCATTAACATGGTTAGACTATGATGATGTTTGTCAGATTATAAGGCTACATATTTATAATAAGCTTCATTTGTGGGATCAAAAAAGGGCGTTTAAACCTTGGGCTAGTGTTTTGATATCGAATCAGATAAAGAATCTGATAAGGAATCATTATAGCAACTTTGCTAAACCTTGTTTGCAATGTCCTCATTATTCTGGGGGTTTAGATTGTAGTATGACTAAAAGTGGGGTCCAAGATGTTAGTTGTTCTTTGTTTGCTAATTGGCGCAAGAAGAAAGAGAATGCATATAATTTGAAGTTACCATTGTCATTGGATACATCTATTTTTGTTTATGACAACTTGTACGATGAGAATGTTGATTATGATAGAAAAGTGGCCAAGATACATCAGTTGGTTTTGAAGGAATTGAGTGAGAAGCATAAGATAATATATACAATGTTATTTATGGAGAACGCTACTGATGAAGAGGTTGCAAAGAGATTTGGGTTTAAGAAGGATACGAGTAAGAGGAAGACTCCCCGATACAAACAAATAAACAATTTAAAGAAGAAATTTTACCTGATAGCCCAAAAAGTAATTAAGAAAGACGATTTAACATGAACAACTTTAAACTATCAGAAGAACAGGAGAAGCAGATTTTAAAAGAGTTTAAAAAGAACCCTGACTTGATGTTTATCACCCGAAAAGTATTTGATGACGAAAATATTGACGGTAGGTCTAAACAGGGGAGAGCTGTGAGGGCTTTCCTAGCTAAACAGAATAGAGACTATAACACTTCTCTAGTCCCCAAAGCAGATAACCTAGAACTAACTCAAGAACAGAAGTCCTTTCTTATGAGTGATAATGTCCATTCGGATATGAATGCCTTAGAAGTTGCCCGATTAACGTTTAAGGATAGAGATGTCGCTAGCCTAAGTACAAAGCATCGACTAATCGTAGACTTTTTAAAGACATATCGACCTGAAGTAGTAGACGAAAATGAAATAATAACAAAAGAGAAGTGGGTAGCCCCTAAATCTATTAGTAGAGCTATTACCAAAGTGAATAATTTTTGTTCTACTAAGCTAGAGGAATTATCTCTACAGACAAAACAAAAAAAGCTTATGGAGCAATTAATTATTTATTTGCGTAGTCCAAGGTTTAATCACTTCATAAATCAATATACAACTCTAGCTGATCGCGACTTATTTGAAAGTGAGTTTGTCAGGGCTATTTGGGATAAGCCTGACCTAACTAACGACGAATTAAACTTGTACGTAACTGTGTGTACTAACTACGTGCGCCAAAAACACATCCAGCAGCGCATTGACAAGCTTAACGCACTACTGGACGACCAAGACAACGAAAGAGACATCACAATGCGTCTGACGGAGATTATCAAGGCTACAAGCGATGAGCTTAATCAATGCGAAAAAAGAATAGAATCTTTAACAAAAGACCTTAACGGGTCTAGGACTGCACGACTGAAAGCCAAAGGAGAAGAAAACGGATCTATCTTTGCTTTAGTAGAGGCGTTCCAAGAGAGGGAAGAGCGTGATCGCATGATTATGATGGCAGAGCTTCAAAATAAACTTATCGAAGAGGAAGCTGATAGACTTGAAAGTATGGATGACTACAAGGCTAGAATTTTAGGTATCTCTAAAAAAGAGTTATTATGAATGATTTTGTTTGCAAAGAATGTGGAAAAGAATTCGATAATAGAAAAAGCTTTCATATGCACTTGAAAGCACACTCTTTGTTTATTGGAGACTACTATGTAAAGCATTTCCAGAAAAAGGATTTGTACACTGGTTCTTTACTCCCTTTTAAGAATTATGACCAATACTTCAGAGAAGATTTCTCTTGTAGGGAAAATTATCTTAATTGGCTTAAAATCACACCTTCGGAGACCTGTAGGGAATATGTTGAAAACAAAGCTCAATCTAAATTCACAGACAAGAAGATAACGATATCTCCTCCTAATTTGTTTTATCAATTATCGGATATGGCTGACATTCAAACTTATAGAAAGTTATGGGGGTCTTATTCTAATTTCACAAAAGAACTAAATTTAAAAAATCATTTTTGCAAGAACCTACCCAAGATGTTCTGGGAGTCCTCGCATGATGAGATCCCTATTTTCGTAGACACAAGGGAGAAACTTCCCTTTACATTTAAGAACGGCGTAGTAAACAAGTTAGACTTTGGCGATTATACCGCTGGAGGAGAATATTATTCAAAAACATTTATAGATAGAAAATCACAAGATGACTTCAGACAAACATTTGGGAAAGATATTAAAAGATTCAGGAGGGAAATGGATCGTTGTGTCCAGTTTAATTCTTACATGTTCATTGTTGTCGAGTCTTCTATTGAAAAAATCGAAGAAGACAACAAAGTATCAAAGTTTAAATCGAACTTAAGTTACGTCTGGCATAACTTAAGAGGGCTTATGGTAGATTACCCCGAAAACATTCAATGTATATTCGCTTACAATAGAAAAGGCGCTAAAAAATTAATCCCAAAAATACTCAACTATGGTCAGGATCTATGGAATGTAGATTTACAGTACCATATCGAGAATAAAGTTTATGGCTTGGAACAAAGGAAAACAGAGATATCGAACTGAATTCTCTGCTAAAGAGTTCAACTCTCATCTGAGATCATTTGAAGGTGATTTGACTGATGAAGAATCTAAGTATTTATTATATAAGTTCTTAAGGGCTAATATTGCATTTACCTCTGAACTATTCTTAGGGGTAAAATTATTTCCATTTCAGGCTATGGCTATTAAGGGCATGATGGTATCCGACTATTCCATGTTCGTATTCTCCCGTGGTATGTCTAAAACATTCTCTACAGCTATTTATGTACTACTTGAGTGTCTACTAAACCCTAATGCGAATATAGGCGTTATTGCAGGTAGCTTTAGGCAATCAAAGCAAATCTTCCAAAAAATGGAGGATATACTATCCAAGCCCGAAGCGAAGCTCGCAAAAGAATGCGGAGTTAAGATAACCAAGGGAACTGACCAGTGGACTTTAAAAATAGGTGGCAGTAGGGCTATAGCGCTACCCTTGGCAAATGGAGAAAGGTTACGTGGATTTCGATTTAATCGTATTGTACTCGATGAGTTCTTAACCATACCCGAAAAGATTTTCAACGAAGTTATCATACCTTTCCTTGGCGTAGTGGAAAATCCTATCGAGCGAGAAGAACTTCACAAGCTAGAAACACGCATAATCGAAAAAGGCGAGATGCAAGAACAAGAAAGGTACGTATGGCCTAATAACAAGTTAATAATACTTTCATCTCCCTCTTTTAAATTTGAATATATGTTTAAACTCTACAAGAAGTATGAGGGGCTTATTCTTGGAGAATTTGATCAAAACAAAAATGATGATGATGATGAACAATCCGCTGATGATGCTTATAGATTAATCATGCAATTGAGTTATGATTGTGCTCCCACTAGGCTATATGATCAAAACTTGCTTAAACAAGCGAAAGAGACTATGTCCGAAATGCAGTTCAAACGAGAGTTTGGTGCTCAATTTGTGGATGAGAGTGATGGTTACTTCCGATTATCTAAGATGGCGGCTTGTACGATTGCTGATGGAGAATTCCCTGCTGTTGAAGTTGTGGGTAATCCAAGTGATGAATATTTACTTGCTTTTGACCCTAACTGGGCTGGCAACACAAGCGCTGACCACTTCGCTATGCACGTATTTAAGGTTCTGAGGGACGAACAGAAGGTTTGCCTTGTCCATAGCTACGCTTTGGCTGGAGTGTCCTTAAAAGACCATATGAAGTACTTCTTGTACCTTATAGAATCTTTTAACATCGTTGGGATATGCGGTGACTATAACGGAGGAGTTCAATTTATTAATTCTTGTAATGAGAGTCAATTGTTTAAAACAGCTAAGGTTGATATTGGTGTTATAGAAGTAGACTTAGAAAAACCTGATCAATGGCATAATGATATACTTAGTTTTAAGAACCAATACAATCAGAAAGAAAGAAAATACTGCATCTTAAGAAAACCTACAGTCAACTGGATCAGAAATGGTAATGAGATGTTGCAAGCAGCCATAGATCATAAAAGAATACTGTTCGCTTCAAGAGCAGTAGATGAGCACTTCGACCAGCAAAGGAAAAAGAACTTACCTATCGAGGAGATAAAATGGGATAATAAAATTACAGCTACTTCTAAAGGTGCAAAAATGATTGACCTTCTTGATCAACAAAAAAGCAATATTGAACTTACAAAGTCGGAATGCGCTAACATTGAGGTTACCACAAACCCCCAAGGCTCACAGTCATTTAACCTACCCCAAAACATCCGAAGACAAAAAGGACCGAATAGAGCACGTAAAGATTCTTATTCTGCTTTAATCCTAGGTAATTGGTTTGCTAAGGTATATTTTGATTCTTTGCACGTTAAACCTGAGAAGAAGCCTACTTCTACATTTATACCTTTTACGATTTGAAAAGTTATAAAGTAACTTTTATAACTTTAGTGTAACAATTGTTAACATGGAGGAAAAGCGCAAATATACAAAGAGATCTGAGTATTGGGATAAATTCAAAAGCAATGCTTCTAATAATAACTTAGACGAGTTATTTGAAAAAAATACCGAGCCTAATATTAATCCAGAGCTAGTTGGAGAATCTCTGTATGAAAGTGTGGCTTCTAGACTTCAACCTTCTAATAGAACTGCAACGAGAAGCAATAATGTTTCACAGAATTTTGTAAAAGGTCGATTTAAGAATATCGATGATGGACTTCTTCCTTTTGATTATTCTCGTGATTCTGTTGACGCTAGAGACGCAATCCAGTTGTGTCAAAAAGCTTATTTCAATGTACCTGCCTTCCGCAGCACTATCGATATGCTTTCCGACTTTGCTGACTCTGATATTTATTTAGAAGGGGGTACCGAGAAATCTCGTAAATTTATCAACGCTTGGTTTAAAAGGATTAAGATCCACGATGTTAAATCTCAATATTTTAGAGAATACTATCGCTCAGGTAATGTTTTCTTATATAGAATCGACGGTAAACTCAAAATGCAAGATTCAGGTCAAATCTTAGAGACCTACGGTGCTACTAAAAAAAATGCTCCTATACCCATCAAGTATATGGTTATAAACCCGACCGATGTTGCTACAAAAGGTTCTATTTCCTTTAATGACTTTCAATATTTCAAAGTACTTACTCCTTATGAGATTTCTAGATTAAAGAACCCTCAAACAGATCATGAGAAAGAAATGTATAATTCTCTACCAGAGGATGTTCAGATTAGGATTAAAAATAATCAAGCTTCGACTTCTGAAAGACTATACATTCAGTTAGCTTCTGATTTGTTGCATGTGGTTTTCGCTAAGAAACAAGACTATGAGCCTTTGTCGATTCCTTATGGTTTTACCGTTCTTGATGATATAAATAAAAAATTAGAATTAAAAAAAATAGACCAAGCTATTTCTCGCTCCATTGAGAACGTTGTTCTCTTGGTAACTATGGGGGCAGAGCCAGATAAAGGAGGAGTTAATCATAAGGCTTTATCTGCCATGCAGAGCATCTTTAAAAATCAAAGTGTTGGTCGAGTACTGGTTTCTGATTATACCACTAAAGCAGACTTTGTCATCCCAGATTTAAGGAAAGTAGTTGGACCTGAAAAATACGAAGTATTAAACAGGGATATTCAAGAAGGACTACAGAATGTACTCATTGGAGACAATAAGTATGCTGACGGTCAATTAAAGATGAAGATCTTTATTCAACGTTTAGAAGAATCTCGCGATTTATTTATAAAAGAATTTCTCCAGCCAGAAATCCGTAGAATCTGCAAGTCTATTGGTATGAGATCTTGGCCTGAAGCAAAGCTAGTTAAAACAGATACCTTAGATAATTCTGATATGACTAAACTTGCCACTAGAATGATGGAGCTTGGAGTTATAACCCCAGAGCAAGGGATGAAGGTTGTACATACAGGTGTTTTCCCAAAATCTGTAGATATGGATAAAGCTCAAGAAGAGTTTAAACAAAAAAGAGAAGAGGGTTACTATATGCCTCTTGTTAATAGCGTTAATCTATATCAAGAAGAAAAAGATGGTGGTTCTGAACCTGAAGTAAAAGAAAAAGCTGCTCCTATAGCTCCATCTGGAGGTAGACCAATTGGGGTATCTAATTCAAGCTTTTCGAAGAAACATATTATTCAGGCTACTCAAAAAGTTAGCGAATTTGAGTTTAAAGCATATAGAGACTTTGCTTTGAAATATGGTATAGATGAACTAGATGAGCAGAGAAAAGATCTTGTGTCTCAAGCTTGTGAGGCAATTATAGTTTCCAAAAAAGAAGACGAATGGGAAGAAGCATTATCAAGTGTTGTGGATAATATAGAAAATCTTTCTGATCTTCATATAGACAAAGATATACTTGATTTAGGGTGTAAACATCAACTTGATGACATGTCTGCTGCGATTTTATATCACTCAACCAATTTTTAAGTGTATAAAATAAATATGGAATTAAAAGATTACCTTCTCAGTAACTTTGATTGTAATATCAAAGCCCTGCAGAAAGAAGACTTCGACAAGTTTGGAGTCTCTGAAGGCTCTATAGCGGAAGCTGCCAAATCTCTTATTCCAGAAGATTTTGATCCGTCTGATAATATAGACGTACTCCCTGTAGTTTTTAATCTAGCTGTTGTTAATGAATTCAATAAGAACGGCGACGGGATTGATTCTGCTACAGCTGTTGACGCAGTCAAAAGGTTTATAAACAAGCCTATAAATATAGAGCATAAGAAACAAAAAATTGTAGGGCATATTATAAATGCTTCTTTCTCAGAGGATGAATTTGATTTTAAAGACTATGATGTTACCTCCTATGCCGATAAAACAAAACCTTACTACATTAATGCCGCAGGTTTGATCTATAGGAATATATTCCCAGATCTTGCCAAAGCTATTGAAGAAGCTTCTGAAGAAGAATCTTCCGAATATCAAAGCGTATCTACCAGTTGGGAGTTAGCTTTTAAAAATTATAAGGTCGTCTATGGGTCTGATAGACTAGACGAATGCCAAGTAGCCGAAGGAAAAGACGCCGAAGAACTTAAACAATATGTTAAAGGATTCGGTGGTAAAGGCAAGGATGAAAATGGGACTCCAGTACATCGTTTGATACATGGAGAGACCTATCCTTTAGGTGCAGCTTTAACCTATAACCCTGCCGCTAGGGTTAAAGGTGTTTATCTTATGGAAGATAAAAATGAAATTACTGATATTAAAAAATCAGAAAAAATTTCCCTAAATGCGGAATACAATGTAAAAACCAATAAATTCGATATATTTGATATGGATACTGAACAATTCGAACAGTTAATGACCAAGGTAGCAGAAAACGTTGCCTCTGTAGTCAAGAAGGACGATCAAGCCAGCTCTGTTGGTGAGATTATGCGTGATGCTCTTTCCGAGCATTCCGAGACATGGAAATCAAAGGTTCAACTTGAAGCAGAAGCTCGTGAAAAAGCCGAACAAGACCTTGCCGAGATGAAAGCTTCTTTTGAAAGCGTTCAATCTGACTTGAGTGCTCTTAAGTCGGAAGTCGAAGCTCAGGCTGCTGTTGAACTTTTCAATTCCAGAATGACTTTCCTAGATGACACTTATGACTTCTCTAAAGAGGAGCTTGAGTATGTTGTCGCGGAATTAAAGGTCGTAGAAGCTTCTGACGAAGCTTTTGAGACATTCAAGGGTAAACTCACGGTTCTCTTTGCTCACAAGGCTAAAGAGGCTATTGCCGCCAAGGAGGAAGAGATTAATTCTCGTATCGAGGAAGCTATCGCTTCTAAGGTACAAGAGGCTACTTCTCCAGAGCCAGAGGTTTCAGAAGCCTCTGAAGAGGAAGAACTTGAAGTCGAAGAGACCACCGAAGCATCTCTCCCAAATAATAATGGGGAAGCTGCAGAACAAATTTCTTTGATCAACAAATTAAAAGAAAACTTCTCTGTAGAAGTTACAAAATAAACAAAAAAATCTAACTTAATTATATTATTATGGCTAGCGAAATTACAAATATGCTCCCCTTCCGTCAATATAGCGACAACGATGTTGTCAATATGTTCGCTCTGGAAGATGCTAGTACCTCCATTGGTGCTGGTACTGTTGTGAAGGTTAAGAATACCACTAATGGTCTTAACGCTGATTTTGCCCACGGGCAAGCTGGAGACAACTACCTTAATGTACAAGGTAATGCTTACTCTCCTGAAATCGTAAATCCCCTCAAGGTTCAAAAAGCTGGAGACGGAGATGTTGCTCTTGGAATTACTCTTCGCGATGTTCGCGAGACTGATGAGAATGGAGAGAAACTTCGTTTCTACCCTCAGAAGAAAGAGGAGCTTCAGTGCGTTGTCTCTGGAGAGACGATCCCTGTTGCAACCAAGGGTATTTTCACCCTCATGGCTAGCGCCTTCTCAGGCTCTGTTGTTCCTGCTCCTCTCGCTGAATTGAAGGTTTCTGCTGGCGGTACTCTTGCTATTAATGGCAATGGTAGTGTTGTAGGTACTATCCTTGCTACTGGCAAGCGTGAAGGATCTGCTGATACTCATGCTGGTGGATATGCAATCGCAAAACTTAACTTCTAATTTTACTCACAGATTATGAAAATTACTATTAAAAGAACTGAAGATCAGTTAGCCCTAGTTCGCGCTATGGGTTCAAATAATCGTGAAGAGGCTTTCGAAGCACAGGCCGCTGTTGCAGAACTTCTTGGACCAGTCGTCTCGGAAGTTATCAACAACGCTGTTACGGTAGGGAATCTTTTCACCACCTTGACTTATCAAGCTGATGACAATCCATCCCTTCCTTTGGATCTCTTCCACGACATCACGGAAGAAGACTATATTAACGTTTACTCTCAGCAAGTTGCTGGTGGTCTTCCTTATAGCCAAGTCTTCCCTGCTCACAACGAGCTTAAGTTTAGCACTTACACCCTTGATAGCGCACTCGCTTTCGATCGTAAGTATGCTAAGAAGGCTCGTGTTGACGTTGTTTCCAAAACCTTTACTCGCATGGCTCAAGAAGTTATGCTTAAGCAAGAGCGTACCGCATTCAATGTGTTGGCAACTGCTCTCGTAAAAGGTAATTCGACTGGCGCTGCTGGTGGACACATTATTGGATCTGCTTCTGAAAGCACTCTTGTGCTTGACGATTTCAACAAGCTTATCACTAAGTCTAAGCGTATTAATAGCTCATGGGCTAGCGGTACTCCTGTTGGTGGATCTAAGGTTGGAGTAACCGATCTTCTCGCTTCACCAGAAATGGTTGAGAAGCTCCGTGCTATGGCTTACAATCCAATTAACACTGCTGGTGCTAAAGGAACAACTCCTACTGGAGCTGCTTCTGGACTTGCTGCTCCTGAGACTCTTCGCGAGCAACTCTACAGCGGGGCTGGGCTTCCTAGCTTCTATGGTATCAATATCATCGAGGTTCTCGAAATGGGAGTTGGTCAGCGTTTCAATAAAATCTTTGGTGCTGTTGTTGCTTCTGAAGGTGCTTCTGTTATTGGAGGAGGAAACTCAGGAACCTTCGCTCTCGCTGACGATGAAGTCGTTATCGGTGTTGATCGTTCTCGTGATGTTCTTCTTCGCCCTGTTGTTCTTGATGAAGGATCGACTGGTGAACTCAGCGTTCTCGTTGACGATCAGTTCTCTGTACGTCAGAACAAGATTGGTTACTACGGTAAAATCGAAGAGGGTCGCGTCTGTATTGACGACCGTGCTCTTGTCGGTATCTCTGTATAATTCAGTTTACTACAAATTTAAGAGTCGCTCTGAAAGGGGCGGCTCTTTTTTTTGACTTTTTAGTGTAATATTACCATAATAAGATATGGAAACTGACGAAAATAATTCAGAAGAGGTCGAAATCGTTGTAGCTAAAGAAGAACCTTCGAACGACACAGAAAAGCAGAAAGCTTCTATGGAAGAGTTTATAGTTGCTGATGGGAAGCAGCGGGACGATAAAGAAGAAGAGATTAAAAAAGTAAAAGAACTTGAAGATCTTTTAGGAATTGAACAAATGAATCCATTTAAGACATTAGATAAAGATATTTTTCGAGAGAATTTATCTTCTATGTCGGTTTCTGATGTTAGTAATATGTGTCAAAACGTAGGTATTAATCCACCTCCTTACGTCAACCAGATGAAAAAAGCTCTTGCTACTGCCTTTGATCTATACGCTAGAAAACATAACGTTACAGTACAAGGTCAAGCCAAACCCATCATTGATAAAAGTTCCCCAGATTATGATTCTGTTGTAAGGTTATTCAAAGACTAATCTATGAATGATCTTGGTAGACTTGCGACAGATATTGTTAACTATGAATTCTCTGAAGATAGACAGAGATTTCCTGTCTCTTACGTGTCTGGTTGGCTAGATACCAATATAGGAGAACTGAATGGTTTATTAAACGAAGAGTTTTATGTAAACTCCACTGGAGCTATTGAGATAGAAGTTGGTTCTGGGCTACTTCCAGTAGAAGAAAATATTTATTCTACTATGTATGAAATCCACTATTATGAAAAAGCATCTAGAGACGCTCTAAGAGGTTTTGTATATAATGCGGAAGATGATTGGCTAACCTTAAAAGAAGGTGATACCACTATTCAGAGACAGAATAAAAACTCTGTGGCTAAAACGCTTTTCGATTTGAAAGAGTCTACTGAGAAAAAGCTTAACGATCTTGTCGGCAAGTACAACCTTTACAAGTCTAGCCCATCACAGGTCGCTGGTCTTGACGGGGCTGGGCCTATAGACTCTTATGATGGGTACAGCTCTAGAAGTCACTACAGAGGATTCTAATGGCATCTTTACTTACATCAGCCCAAAAAAAAACTTTGCAGAACGTTTTCACTAATGTTCACGATACTTTTGCTAGAGATATTCATGTTTTTGTTGAAAAACGAATAACCACTAGACCTTCTGTAACAAGTTATAATCCTTTGTACGGAAAGTCTAAGGATACTTCTCAAGTAAGTAGCAAAACCGTTTTAACTAAGTTTACATTTAAAGCTAGGATTTTCCATGAAAATGACCAAGGAGAAAATGTTTTAGACGGCAATGGTCAACTCAACTTAAAGTCTTCTGATGGAAGAGTTAGGATAAAAGTTGATGAAAAAGCTTACGAAAAAATCAAGATCTGTTCTAGGATAGAAGTTGATGATATCTTGTACGTGGTTGATTCCGACGCTAAGAGTGTTGGTCCATTTTCAGCTACATTCTTTATGCTATATCTAAAACGAGAGAACTGATGCCTAAGCCTTTTTTATCTGCTACAAAATTTGTGGTTGAGATTAATCGCGCTCAATTACTTAAGGATATCACCTTTAAAAATTCAAGGGCTACTACGATGGAACTTCGTAAAGAATTGGCTCCCAAGATAGAAGAGGCTCAAAAGAAACTGGTAAGAGATTTTAGCTCTCATGCGGTCACTCGCGAATTACAGAGTGGTCCCAACGCTCCAAACATAAGTGGATCATTAAATGGATATGGTAACCTGTTTTCCTTTATCGGTTTTGATTCTGGACAAAATCCCACTGATGTAATACAGGCATTACTCTCTGAGAAAATGAGATTTAAAGTTAGAGCTGTTTCCAGTGGTAGATTTAAAGTTACGGTTTTTGTACCCACAAAAGAAGAAATTTTTGCAATCACCCCCCTACCTTGGGCTTCTGGCTCTAGTTGGGCGGAAGGTATAGAGAAAGGCATAAGCAACTTAGGTAGTTATCTTTATAGCTCTGCTGGATTTGGTCGTTCTAATTCTGGTACAGGTATCCAGATTAAAAATAGTAAAAAGAGTGTAACATTTAAGGAGACTCCTTATATTTCAGCTTTATTTAATGGGCTAAAGAAGAGTCTACAAAGATTAGACAAATGAAAGCTCAATTTGACCAGAATGTTTTATCCAGTTTTTATCTCTGGTTGGAGAATCGATTGCTCAGAGATGATACAAAAGCTTACTCTACGGGAGTTAAAAATTCTTTTAAATACGTAGATTTCAATGATGTTTCATCTGACATGGTGGCTTATCAGGGTCAATTTAGACAATTAGTTGCTGAGTCAAATGTAGACAAATTAAACTCGGGATTTTATGTCGGAGATAGTTTTATAACTGGCAATGCCTCTGGTAATGGTGGTATTCACATAGACTATCAAAATGGTCGTATTTTGTTTCCAAAGGCTTCTGGGACTGGGTTGATAGTTTCGGGGCTTTCTACAGTTAAAGAAGTTAACACATATATCGCGCACGATAATGAGGCTGATTTCATAATGCATTCTGACTTCATTGAGGATGGGACGGATACAGATCCCTACTTATACAAAAAAGAAAAATTATTAGACGAAACCGCCTATTTCTTACCTGCATGTTTTGTTTCTTTAGCTTCATCTTCTAATGAAGAATTTGCTTTTGGAGGAGAAGAGAATACAGAGACAAGAGTTAGGGTGATGGTTCTGACAAAAGATTCTTATATTTTGGATTCAGTAATATCTAGATTGAGAGACACAGCTAGAGAGCAAATCACTCATATTCCATACGAAGAATTCCCGTACGGGTACTCTTATTCTATCAAGAATTTCCCTTATAAATATGATACCTTAAAGGCTAGTCAAAGTAATCCAATGACTTCTCATATAGACAAGGTTTCTGTATCAAAAGTGGTCTCCGAAAGTATTCGTGAAGAATTAAATAGGAACTTTTCTATTGGGTTTATCGACTTCGATTTGTCTACTTACAGGTTCCCTCGTTTGTAAAATCGTGTAATAAGAAGAAACCTTTCTATAGAATATGGCCTCAAGAACAAGAATTATATCACAAAACAAAGCAGTTTACGCTTCAACGACTGGAATCCACGGTGGTGGGAGTAATGTAGAGTTAAAACCCCAGCAACTCAATAGAATTGACACATTGTCTTTCGATATTGATTTGGCGGGTAGTAGACAAGATATCCGCGAATTCGGTCAATTGTCTCGTATCGGAGTTCAGACTATGTCTGACATTGCCCCAAGCGTTTCTTTAGGATACTACCTAGGAGACGGAAAGAACGAAATCCTACTCGGATTATACAGTGCAGGTGCTGAAAGAGAAGTTACTACCGAACCTTTAACTGGATCTATTGTTTCTGGAATTACAGCAGAAGACCCAGATTACAGGGAGAAGAACCTTTATGTTGTGACCTCGAAAGAAGGGGAAGATGCATTTAATCAAGTTGCTTTCGAATCCCAGAGAGCTTCTCATGACGTTATTGGTTTTGGAAACTGCGTCCTAACTAATTACACAGCGAACTTTGCAGTTGGAGAGATACCTAGGGCAGATGTCGAAATGGAAGCTTCAAACATAGTCTTTTGGACTGGGTCTAGCTCAGGTTTAAGGAACCCAGCCATTAATGAAGATGGAGGGAGAGTCGATGCTGGTATGATTTCGCTACCTGCGCCCAATACTGGAGCTGACGAGATCCTTGTATTAAGACCTGATGATGTGCATGTAGAATTTGCTAGTAATAACATAAGTTCAAGTGCTTCGGCTGCTTACAATTCTTCTCTTGTTGGTGGAACTCACTTTGGAGATGTTTGCGTACAGAGCTGCTCTGTTGAGCTTCCATTGTCTCGCGGGAATATCGAATGCCTAGGAAAAGAAAGAGCATATGCAAAACCTCTTGAATTTCCAATTAACATTACTTTAAACATGAGTGCTGTTCTAAAGAACTTCTCTGCAGGATCTTTAGAAAGAGTTCTCACAGGTACCGCTGGAGATAACAAAACCAACATTAAACTTTCGATTAAAAGAGATAATGGAGATTTGGCCCAGTATTATGAGTTTAAGAATTGTTACTTAGATAATCAGTCTTTCTCTCAAGGATTGGATGATAACGAAACTGTAGATTTGACATTTAGTACTCAAATCGGAGGTTCTTCAAATACTAACGAAGGTATTTTTTGGAGTGGACAAGCTGGTGCAACAAGCAATGTTACTGCTTTACTTGCAAAAGGAACAGCCCAAGCACCCGAGGATGGTTTCTTCGCTCATCAGCCTTTATCACCAAATATTTAGACAATCTGACTATTGTATTTCAAAAAGCCTCATCGAAAGATGGGGCTTTTTTGTGTAATATAGTTTTGATGTTAGTTTATCAAGATATCACTGGGTATAGTAACTCTGTAATTAATTTAGAGTTTAATATAGATCATACAGAATCTGGATTTAAAGTCGCAATTGGTTCTGGGGTCAATTCGGCTAACGGCCTAGAGTATTCTGGTATTTTATTCACTGGCCAAAGCGGTTATATCTTCGATCAAGATGGTGACTTTGTGGGTGGCTATAGACACGATGTACCTTTCTCTATAGAAACTCACATCCATGAAGATTGTCATGTATCTTATTACATAGACGAATCTTTGATTAAAAACAACTATACAACTTTAACACATAAGCCGATAAGGGTTGAGTTTGAAAAAATAGGACAGTCATCTCTAGAGATCACAAACAAAGGAGACTCTTCTTGTAAATTAACTTATTAAAATATAATAATTGAATTTCATAAGATAAAACTGATAATATATCAGTATCTTACTAATTTATGAAAGAGTTGAAAGAGTTATATTCCTTTACTGTCACAAGAGAAATCAAAAAAGTCGTACCTAGTTTACGTAAAAACAAAAAAGGCGAGACCGTAGAAAGTAAAAAGACGGTTAAATCAAAGTCTAAGAATAGGGTCATTTTTATGAAGCCTTCTTTCGCAGATGTGGAAGATGCAGAATTCTTTTATGGCCAAAAATATAATGAGCTTATTAACGCTGGCTTTCTCACAAAGGCGATGCTCAATAAAAAAATTGGTGATATTGGAGGCCAGTCCTCTAAATTACTTGAAGAGGTAGCCAACAAAGCAGTGCTTGACAATGTAGAGTCTGCTAAAATCATAGAATTTTACGAAGGTCAGGATGATTTGGAGGAGGATCAACAAAAAAAACTTCTTGAGGCTAAAGAGTTGTTTATCTCAAGCAGAAAAATAGTACAAGATTTCGAGACTTCTTTTCGGGATCAGTTTAACCAGACGGCTGACGCTAAAGCAGAGCAGAGAATATTAGAGTGGTTTATCTTTAACTTCTCTTTTTACGAGCAAGAATCTGAAAACGGAGACAAAGAGATATTCCCTTTGTTTGTTGGGGATGGATATGATAAAAAGAGAGCTTGTTATCTAGATCTTTGCGAGGATATAGAAAACATGCAGAAACAATCTTTAGTTACAGAGAAGGTCATATTTGACTCTTCATTCAGTAAGCTCGCTATGGTTGTAAACATTTGGTACAGTAAGATGGGAGATGATCAGAAAAGCATTGATGCAAAAATGAAAGAGATCTTCCCTGATGAGTAATGGAAAAAGAAAACTCTGAGTATCTAGTTCTCTTAGATATTTTAAGAGGATATAGTATCCTGACCCTTAAAGATAAACGCCTTTATTTTCGGCATTTTTTGGTTATGGATAATTTAGCTTTAGAGGAGTACGAGAAACATGAATTTGAGAAAGCTTGTTTAAATGGCCTCAAAACCGAAGAACAACTTTTAGAAGACGCTATCAAAAAAGGTTTCTGGGATAAAGCTTCTGCTGATAATATCTCTAGTTTAACTTGGATTATAAACAAAGCGGAGAAGGCTGCATCCAAAATCTCAGACGAGAGGCAGAAGAAATCTTTTTTAAAATCCGTTGAAAAACAGAAGATAGAGTTGCAAGAATTAAATTTAAAGAGGGGGAATATAATAAATTATAGCGCCGAAAACTGTGCCTCTCAAAAGAAGCATACTAAATTAATCCACGAATCAATATATTACGATAAAGAGTTTAAGCAGTTGGCATCTGAAAACGACATCTTTCTAGCTATGGCAGATGTGAAATACAAGTTGGAAATCTTAACAAATGATGTCAACATTATTAAAGCTGCATTCTGCAATTACTTCTTTGATTTGTTTGCTTTATCTTATAGAGACCCATTATCTTTAATAAAAAAGGATTCTTTTTCAATCACCTCATTACAACGCCACTTATTGTCTTATGCTTCTGCTTTATTAAATAAGCTTAAAAATGTCGATATGCCAGACGATATAAAGGATGATCCTTTGAAAATAATAAAGTATGTCGAGCCAAAAACAACAGATCCAGACACAACTGAGGGCATTGAAGACATTAAAGCTAAGATGTCTAAAAGAGGAGGAAGTCTTAAAGCAGAAGACCTTTTAAGCTAATTCGTGTAATTAGTTTTAATGGCTGCTCCTATCCAATTAAACGCTAACCTAAACTTAAACCCTGCTAGTATCAATGCTTCTGCGAGGCAGGTACAACAAGCTTTGGGTCGAATTACAGGCCAAGCCTCTGAATTTCAAAAGTCTCTTGATGCCTCGACAGCGCGTGTGTTCGCTTTTGGAGCTACTACTGCAGTTATTGCTGGAGTTGGCACGGCTTTCAAAAGGCTTATTAGTACAACCATAACGGTACAAGACGAGCTTATTAAAATTAATGCTATTCTTGGGGCTAGTGCAAAAGACTTTGGGGCATTTAGAGATGCAGTTTTTAATGCCGCTAAAGCTACTGGGCAATCTTTTCAAACGGTAGCGGCTGGAGCAGGGGAATTAGCCCGTCAAGGTTTAAACGCAGCTGAGACTTCTAAAAGATTAGAAGCTGCTATGATTTTGACAAGGGTATCGGGCTTAGGTGCAGAACAGTCTGTTAAAGCCCTTACTGCTGCTATAAATGGATTTCAATCTGCTGGGTTGACTGCAGTTGACGTAACCAATAGGTTGGTTGCTGTTGACACTAGATTCGCTGTTTCGGCTCAAGATCTCGCAGACGGCTTTAGCCGAGCGGGTTCTACTGCTGAAGACGCTGGAGTTAGTTTTAATGAATTACTTGGATTAATTACTGCGGTAGAGCAAAAAACAGCACGAGGAGGCGCTGTTATAGGTAACGCATTTAAATCTATCTTTACAAGATTGAGCCGAGGAAAAACAATTGACCAATTACAACAGCTTGGAGTAGAAATAGATGCTTCTCAAAGTGGAGTGCAAAAATTAGAAGCTCTTTCTAACGCTCTTGGGAAAATATCTGATCCTACGAAGGCAAGCGCAATTAAAGAGCTAGCTGGTGGAGTTTTCCAAATTAACGTTGTCAGCGCAGCTTTAAAAGATTTATCCTCTGAAACTTCTATATTCGCCAAAGCTACAGATGCAGCCGCAAACGCTGGAAATGATGCTTTTGAAAGAAATGCTGAATTAAGTAAGTCCTTAGCTTCTCAAATTAATTTGCTAGTTGTTTCTGTTACTGACTTTGCAGAAAAAGTTGGTTCTATTACATTTGGCCCTTTGCTTGAAGACCTTATCTCAGTAGCCTCAAAAGCTTCTGAGGTTTTAGGAGGTGCATTAGAAGCTGATACAATAGGCGGGAAATTTATATCAGGTTTCTTTAAAGTTGTAGGTAAATTTATAGCAGGTCCAGGGTTGATTTTAATAACAAAAGCATTCTTTAATATATTTAGAATGGTTACTAAGTTCGCTGCAGAGGGATTTAAATCTGTTATGGCTATGGGGTCTCAAGCCGAGAAATTAAAAAGCATTGAAGGCGGTATAGTAGATCTACTTGGCAAAGATGCAAAATTAAGAACCATATTAAATAGCAAGACTGCCACACAAGCCCAAAAAGAACAGGCCGTAATTAGTGCCATTAAAACGGAGAACCAATTATTGGTACAGCAACAACAAATTTTAACAAACATAGCTAATGTAGCTGCCCGAAGAGGCGTTTCTGGGTATGGTGCTGGCAAAGGATTCACAGGGAAGGGTGGGAAAAAGTTTGCTGCAGGGTTTAGGCAAGAAGAGGCTGCGGCTATGATGTTGGGAGCTTCTCCCGATGTAAAAGCTCATTATGGAGAAGGTACGATAAATGGCCAGAATTTCATAATGAATAGCCAAGAGGTTGAGAAAAAAAACGCTTTTCCCAACGGAGATTCTGCTGTTATTCCTTTGTACGCTAGAGGGTATGCAAAGGGTAGACCCCGTAAAATTCAACAATTAAATGCTGATCAAAGGTATGGAATGATAGTAGCTGAGTCTGGTTCAAAGACAGATCAAGATTTCTTTATTTCACAAACTTCTAGAGGTATTTCTGCTACGAAAGGGTCTGGAGATAACACTGTAGCTAAGGTAAACGTCCCTACCTATAGATTGAATAATTCTAAGGCAAAGGGGGGGATGAATAAACATAGGAATAGTTTGGTGCGTAAATATACAGATTTATTTACGAACGACTCTATAACTATGGCAAAGATGATCTCAGGAGGACAGCTACCTGATCCAGCCAAGGCAAAAGATATTAAAGAAACCTTAAACAAGGGTTCTGCTAAATCTTCTATAGGTTCTGTTTTTGAAAGTGGTGTCGGAGCATTACTGTCGGATGATGATTTTAAAGATTTTCAAAATAGAGCTGCAGGGTCTCTTATGGATTTTAGGGGTAATTCTCTAACAAATTTAAAGGGAGGAGTGAACCCATTTAACATCTCCCCTTCAACAGTAGGTATAGAGGCTAAACATTCATCTAGTCTTGCTGGAGGAGCCGCTGAAAAAATATATAAAATACTTGGTGCGCCCGTAACTGCAGCTGAAAAAAGAAACAAGATAAAACCTAGTGAACGTGAGAAAAGGAGGGCTTTTCAGCAAAAGGGTAAAGCTGCAGGTCATATACCTAGGTACGCTGCTGGGACTAGCAATGTTAATTCCAGAAGGCATCGTGCGAGACGTTCTGTAGGAAACTCAAGGTTGGGTCAGGACTTTATGCAATTGGGGCAGGGTGTTAGCTTAGGGGTAAATCGCGTGAGAGATTCTGGGGTAGGGCGAAGAATTAGTTCTGCAACTCATAACAATCAACAGTTCATGCAAAATGAAGGATCGGGCTTTAAAATGATGGCAATGTCAATGGCTCTATCTGGAGCTGCATCTGGTTTAGACTCTCTTGCCGCGAGTGCCAAAGAAGCAGGGAATGAAACTGGAGCCTTGGCCGCTAACACTGGTTCTGCTGCAGCGCAGACAGCTTCTATGGGAGCGATGTTTGGACCACTGGGAGCAGGTATAGGAGCAGCCGTAGGCGCTCTTGGTAGCCTAACAATGGCTGTTTTTGAGCAGCGAAAAGCAATGCATCAGGCAAAAGCAGCTCTTGAGAATACTAATAAGGTAGTGTCTAATAGACAGGGGGGTATGGCAAGAGAAAGGGCAGCTAGAAACGAATTTGGTTTTGTTAGTGGTGATAGCATCTTCAAAGAAGCTCAAAAGCAACAAGGTGCGGGGATGGGAGATAGAACTAAAGACATAACAAGGCTCCAGACAATCTTAAATACTTCTGACAGCATACAAGAGCTAGATGACGCAAGCAATCAATTGGTAAAGGTTTACAAAGAGGTTGGCAAAGCGATGTCTATTAGGCGGAATATAGAAGATCTGGAGAAATCTATAGATGCAACTACCAAAAAACTAAAAAGTGTTCAACTTGCCGCTGGAGAAAAAATTTCTAAATTCCAAAGCGATATCTTCAATCAACAAGTAATGAATACAGCTGGCTCTACTTTACTTGGTTCTATGCAAGGTCCACAAGCAGCAAGTTTGCAAAGACAGTTATCCACAAACTCAGACATCCTTGGTGTTTCGAGTGCTCAAGCAGGACTACAAAAAGCTAAAGTGGATGAATCTAATTTAGTAGTAGGATCTGAAGAGCAGATTAAAGCTGCTCAAGCCACACGACAAGCTTCTGATTCATTTAAGGCTAAAATTGTTGCTGCTGCAACGAACATGCAAGTTAGAATGAATGCTATTAACGACCGTGCAGAAGTGATTAAGGATGAAGGCGAGAGGAATAGGATGGAGATGGTACGTGGTTCTTTCTCTAGTTTGGCTTCATCATTTATCAGTGGTAAATTTGATGCAACACGGGCTGTTGGAATAGCAAAAGGTATCTCTGCGGAAAAAGATCCAGAACGCAAAGCTCAAATGGCTGCTGAATTACAAGCTGATTTTACGGCAAAAGGAATAAGTCAAGCAATACAAGATATTATTTTGAGACGAGGAGGCTTAGATCCTAATAAGATGGACTCTGCAGCGATGACAAATAAATTTACACCTATTGCCAATAAAGGTCTTAGAGATGAAATAAAAGGTACGTTTAATGCAGAAGGAAAAGCAAAACAAAAAGCATTAGATGAAGAGGCTGCAGTCTTAAAGACAGAACTTGAATCTGTAAAAGCTAAATTTAAAAAGTTAAATGATAACTTCAATGTCGATGGTGTGGTTGCTAATATTGCGGATCTTAACAAAAACTTATCTACTGCTAGTACTAATCTTAGTTCTTTTGCCAAAGCGACAAGTTCAGTAACCTCTATCGCTTCAAAAGTTACAAAGGCAACAAGTGAGATAAGTGTTCTTACAGATATGAATATAGAAGTTATAGACAAACTAAAAACTAGAATTACAACTCTTGAGGGTGAGCTTCAATCGTTAAAACCAAAAGGATAAATGTCTCTGATTGTTAACAACGTTGTATCTTCAAGTGTTAAAATCCAATACTCGTACTTGGATTCAGATGAATTATTTGGATTCATTGTAGAAGCTTCATATGAAATTGATATTTCAGATATCCAATTTGATGCTGGTGGAGGAGTTTTATTGTCGGGAAGAGCTGCTATAAGAACCGCTTATGAGGCTCAAAACATCACCGCACGGATAGGTGGAGATGAGTTTGTTAATGGATTAATTAAATCATTAAGCTTCCAAGAGAGTAATTTAGTGGGTTCTGAAATTGCTTCTGTAACCATAGAAGAACGCAAAAGGTTAGATAGTTATTCTTCCAAGACTTTTGCTAAATCGATGCCTAGCCCTCATTTAGTTGAATCCTTCAGTGAGGATTACGATTTTTCCAGAAGCGGGTCTGATTATTCTTATACCAGAAATGTAAGTCTAAAATACGCTCAAGATGCTGGGGGTGAATTTCTAAAAAACGCTCAAGTATTTTTGAATAATTTTTATCATTTAAACCGACCTTCTTTTGGGTTTTATACTGATGGGATCTCTGAAAACGCAAGAATTACAAAAGGATTCGCAGGTAAACTAAGAGAAGATATTGATTTAGTTAATTTGGAAGTTTCTCTTTCGGAAGATTTTGATTCTTCTTTTATTGATAATGAAAACGAAGTATCTAGGAATACAGTTACGACTATTTCCCAAGATTCTGCTGGATATTTGTCTAAACAAATAGATATAGAATTGACAGCTCTTGATTATGATTATCAAAAATGTATAGAAGGAGCTATCGGTACTTGCATAGACAGT